GTATCCATGACAGACGTTGTATTGATATTCCTTGGACATACTGACCTCGTGGGCATAGTCCATTGACGAGATCCAAAGCACAGCCGCGACGACTGCCACGGCGATGCAAATTTTGGTCAGGCGATTCATGACCACGGCTCAAATACATTGGAAAGGGCTATCTGCTTGGCAAGCGCAACCTCTGACACTTGCAAATGCCCAGCTAATTGGTCAGCTATGTCAGAGCATTGCATAGACTTTTGCCCGTCAGGGGCGGTGATGGCAAGCTCCAGTGCAAGCACCAGAGCCTCGAAGTTATCAGACAATTCAAGTTTCGTCATTACGCGCTCCTCGATAAATGATATTCTTGAACAAAATCAGCAACGCTGCCGTCAAAAAACGTGTCAAATTTATCGGTGAAACCAACGCGATTTTGAGCAACAAGGCGGGTGCCTTCGACTGTGTAACGGTACTCAGTGTCGCCGTGGATTTCGTGCGAAGCGGTCATCTCAGCTCTAATGTTCGATCGAATAAAAGCGTTGATGTTTAAAATTGTTGAGGTGCCATAAAAGTATTGAGCGGCCCCTTCAGGATAGCCGTCGTGATGAATGTAAGCCGTATGGGTGCCTGACCATTCGCTGATGAATTGATAAGTTGCTCGTGTTGCCATGTGTATCTCCTTGCTGTTTCGTTTTCGTTGAACTAATTATAAGGCGAAAACAATACAAATAACAAACTTTTTTTTGCATATATTAGATCATTTATTTTGCATAAATTGTGCTAAAATTCTTTGGTATTTTATTGGCTTTACGACATGATTGAGATCACGCGGTTTGCATTATTCGGCGACAGGACATTAGGAAGGCTAAAAATTGACGACCTTGAACTCTGGACAATTGAGCGACCGTGGCTCAACAATATCCCATTTAAGTCTTGTATCGCAACAGGGCAGTACAAAGTCAAACGCACAAATTCCCCAAGGTTTGGGCCAGACACTTGGCAGGTTCAAGACGTTCTTAATCGGACTCATATCTTGTTCCACGTTGCTAATACTTCTGCTGATGTCGTGGGCTGCATTGGTTGTGGGATTAGTCTTTACCCTGATCTTAATGGGGTGGGTAACAGTCGCAAAGCAATGGCAAAGTTTGACAGCTATCTGGCAGGTCTGGATGAAACGGATCTGGTAATAAAAACAGGCCCAATAATGTAAAACCATTCCACGAGAGGGGATAATGGCAGACTTAAAGATTGACTACATATCAGCAAGCGACCTCGTTCCATACGAGAACAATTCTCGCAGCCACAGCAAAGAACAAGTGGAACAAATCAAGCGCAGCATAACTGAATTTGGTTTTACCAATCCTATGCTGATCGATGAGCACAACGGCATAATCGCAGGACATGGGCGACTTCAAGCAGCACAAGAGCTTGGCATTAAGTTGGTGCCTACTATCTTGTTGGAAGGCTTAACAGAAGCCCAGCGCAAGGCTTACGTCATTGCAGACAATAAACTGGCGTTGAATGCTGGCTGGGACTTGGATGTTTTGAAGCTGGAAATTGAATTATTGGGTTCAATGGACTTTGATTTGGATATTTTGGGGTTTGATGAGCAAGAGTTAAGCGGCTTGTTTGATCCGTTACAGGAAGACAATCCAGAATTAAAGGAAGAAAGTTATTCACAAGTCTTCAACATCATAGTCAATTGCGAAAACGAAGCGCATCAAGAGCGGGTTTACAATGAATTGATAGAAAAGGGATATGAATGCCAAGTGCAAAGTTTGTAGTCCAAACAAAAATCCCATCATCATTCAGAGTTGAGAAGGTTAAAGGTCAATTTGACTATGATGCGTCAGTTGTGAAAAAAGAATTTGACGTAAACATACCAATAGAAGATTTTGAATGGAATATAGGGTTGATCGTTGGTGCATCGGGGTCAGGCAAGACAACTATAGCAAAAAGAGTGTTTAAGGATTTTGAATTGTTTGAAGGCTTTGAGTGGTCTGATAAAACAATAATTGATGATTTTGCGAGCAATTTATCAGCGATTGACATAACCGATTCTTTAAACAAAGTCGGGTTTTCGTCACCGCCAGATTGGCTGAAGCCGTTCAGCGTGTTGTCTAACGGTCAAAGAATGCGGGCTGAGCTGGCTAGATTAATCCTGGAGTGCGATAAGCCAGTAATTTATGACGAATTTACCTCGGTGGTGGATAGACAAGTAGCGCAAATCGGCAGCGCAGCAATCCAAAAGTTTATAAGGCGGGAAAAAAAGCAATTCATAGCTGTGTCTTGCCATTACGACATTGAGCAATGGCTTGAACCTGATTGGGTGTATGATGCCAATGAGAAACAATTTTATCGGAGGTCACTTCGGCGACCAGAAATCAAAGTCGATATCAGAAAAGCACAGCAAAGCGAATGGAAGCTATTCAAAGAGTTTCATTATTTAGATGCCAGTCACAACAACGCAGCGCACAAATACATAGCAGAGATCAATGGCGAAGCGGTTGCATGGTGTAGCGTTCTGCATTTTCCTCATCCCAAACTTAAAAATTGCAAACGAATACACAGAATTGTGGTAAAACCTGATTATCAAGGAATAGGCATCGGCGGGAGATTTATGTCCGAGGTGGCTCAAGATTACAAGAAGGCTGGCACTCGGATAAGATTGGTAACATCGGCCCCGTCGTTTATTTATGGGCTATCGGCTTCCAAGAATTGGATGATGGTAAGAAAGCCGTCAAGATTAAAAAACACAGCAAAAAGCGGCGTTTTAGCTGGCACAACATCGGACGCAAGATTAACCGCTTCGTTTGAATTTGTTGGATAATAGTGTAATTTTGTCGCATATATAAAAGGCGAAAACCGAGCAAAAGGAATGAACCATGTGGCCTAAGAAACCAAAGCTGAAAAGCAAGCCAAAACCCAAACCTAAGTCCAAGCCGTAGTAATATGGCAAGACCATTGAAAGATATAGACTGGCAGCAAGTAAACCAAATGTGTGCAATTCACTGTACAGGCGAAGAGCAAGCGGCTGTTTTGGGCGTCGACTATGACACTCTAAACGCAGCCTGTAAGCGCGAGCATAACATGGGTTTTTCGGACTATTTCAAACAAAAGGCCAGTCACGGCAAAATGAGCCTAAGACGTAAGCAATACACGACTGCAATGGACGGCAACAACACGATGTTGGTCTGGCTTGGTAAAAATTGGCTTGGTCAAATGGATCAGCCTGAATCAGCACCCGCAGATCTACAGCCAATTGTGATACAAAGAGCCGATGAAGCTAACCAAACCACAGGATGACATATTCTTTAGTGATTCGCGTTTTAGGGTCGTTGTCGCAGGTCGTCGCTTTGGCAAAACGTTTCTATCAACCTATGAGCTGCTCAAACACGCTTTAGAGGGCAAATCTCGCAATTGCTGGTATGTCGCACCGACTTATAAGGCAGCAAAAGAAATAGCCTGGAATATGCTGGTAGAAGCCATACCTGACGGCTATATAACGAAAAAAAACGAAAGTTCGTTAAGTATTAGCTTACGCAATGGGTCTAGCATATCGTTAAAGGGCGCAGAAAAACCGGACAATCTTCGAGGAAGGGCATTAGACTTCTGCGTGCTGGATGAGTTTGCAGATATGCGCCCAGAAGCATGGCATGAAGTTCTTCGGCCATCGCTGTCAGATAGACGAGGGAATGCTTTGTTTATTGGCACGCCAAAAGGCAGAAATCATTTCTACGACTTATGGACTAGGGGCGTAGATAGTCAAGAGTCTTGGGAGGCTTTTCAGTACACAACAATCCAGGGCGGCAACGTAGACCTACAAGAAATTGAAGCAGCTAAAAACGACCTTGACGAAAGAACTTTTCAGCAAGAATACGAGGCGAGGTTTGTTAATTACTCCGGTATTATTTACTACGCTTTCAGTCGTGATCAGTCAGTCAAGGCTTACGACGGGTCAAAAGACGAGCTGCATATTGGAATGGATTTTAACGTTGACCCGATGTCGGCGGTTGTTTGTGTCAGGGATGGCGGCACGTTGCACGCGATAGACGAAATCGTAATGTATGGGTCAAATACTGACGAAATGGTAGACGAGATCAGACAAAGGTATCCTAACAAGGTGATCACTATCTATCCCGATCCAGCAGCGGCGCAGCGTAAAACTTCAGCGGGTAGTCGTACTGATTTAAACATACTGCAAAACGCAGGGTTTCGCGTTAAAGTACGCTCTAGACATCCTGCCATACGTGATAGGATTAACAGTGTCAACAGCCGACTACTTTCTAGCCAACAAGAAAGGCGGTTGTTTGTAGCGTCAAACTGCAAAAATGTTATCAACAGTTTGGAGCGACAAACGTACAAAGAAGGCACCAGCCAGCCAAATAAGGATGACGGGTTTGATCACATGAATGACGCGCTCGGCTATCTAATTGAATTCATGTTCCCAATTCGCAAGGATCATGACACACCACAGCCTACGAGGTGGACTTAATGCGACTTTTAGACTATCAGCACCCAGACTATGACATAAATGAGAGGAGATGGGAGCTATACCTCCGCTCATACTTAGGCGGGGAGGATTACCAGAACGGTTCATACTTGACCGCATATCTGAACGAATCAAAAGATGAATATAGCAGAAGGGTTGCTCTAACACCTGTCGACAACCACTGTCGAAACATTGTGCATATATATTCGTCGTTTCTTTGGAGAGTGCCGCCAGTCCGTAACTTTAACGGATTGACTAACAACCCTGCATTAGCCTCATTTAGCGATGATGCTGACCTCGACGGCATGAGCTTCAATAGCTTTATGAAGCAGGCGCAGATCTGGTCATCCGTTTATGGTCATGTCTGGATCTTGGTAGATAAGCCGCAGAGCAACGCTAAAACACGGGCAGAAGAGCTAGATCAAGATATTCGGCCCTATGTGACGCTGTTCACGCCTGAAAACGTCTTTGATTGGAAGTATGAGCGAACAGCTAGTGGCCGATTCGAGCTGTGTTATTTAAAGCTGCGAGAGTCTATTGATAGGGAAGACGCAACGACAACGGTTAGCTACTTTAGAATCTGGCGAAAAGAAGTCATTGAATACTGGAAAGATGACGGCAAGATTGAAACCAAGATTGAAGAAGTCCCTAACCTTCTCGGCAAAATACCTGCCGCGTTTCTACCGGCAGCAAGAAGCGTTGTAAGGGGTATCGGCATTAGCGATATCAGTGACGTTTCCCTGATGCAGAAGTCCATCTACCAAGAACTCAGCGAAATTGAGCAGCTAATTCGCATAAGCAATCATCCATCATTAGTTAAGACCTATGATGCAGATGCAAGTGCAGGCGCTGGTTCGGTAATTAACTTAGCTGAAGATACTGAGCCTGGGCTAAAGCCTTACTTGCTGCAACCCAGCGGCCAGAATATAGACTCAATACGTGAGTCAATTAAGGATAAAGTAGAAGCGATAAATCGAATGTCCTACATGGGGGCAGTACGTGGCACTGAAGCAATCACGCAATCAGGCGTCGCTATGCAAACTGAATTTCAAATGCTAAATGCTAAACTGTCAGAGAAAGCTGACCTTTTAGAGCTTACTGAAGAGCATATCTGGGGATTTTTCTGCAACTGGCTAGGTATAACCCCTGATGTAGAGGTTTTCTATCCTGACTCTTTTGATCTACGTGACTACGAAAAAGAATTAGTATTTTTGCAGCAAGTCAGAGCCAGCGGTGTCCCTTCAACTACTATGCAGCGCGAAGTCGATAAACAGATTGCCGACCTAGTGTTAGATGACGAAAAGCTATCAGAAGCACACAAAGAGATTGAATTGCAAACTCGCGTCACAGGACAATTCCCGATACAGGCTGAATAATGGCCGCAAATGACGATTACGCAGACTTTCTTGAGCGCCTAACAGATGGGCATCAGCGCCGATTAGCAGGAGTGCTGCAAACGCTAGAAGGCAATATTGCTTCCTACGTTAATAGCGCACCAGAAGCTGATGGCCAGTTATTCGACTTAGAGTGGTCGTTGCAAGCGCGGCAAGAGGTCCGCAGGCTGATAGAAGTTGACTTTTTGCAAGAAGCGCAAGAACTTATCGACGAATATATTGAAGTTGCGAACAGTCAATTTGCAATGTTGTCAGAGTATGGCACCTTCACAAGAGTAGCGCCTGAGACAATACAAGCCCTGCAACAACTCAGCTTTCAAGGCTTTCAAGCCATAGCCGATCAACAATTAGACACGCTTGCAACTGGCATTTATCAGTCAACTCTGACCGGACGCGGTAAAGC